TTCCATGAACGCCAATAAGTTCTGGCTGTGCGCTGAAGTCAGAGACGATGACTGGCGTCCCGCATGCCTGACTCTCCACGGCTGGGATGCCGAAGCCTTCGCCCATCGAGGTGAGTAGCTGCACGTCTGCGGCTGAATACATCTGCGCGATAGCGTCCTGCGGGATGCCGTTGCGGAAGTGAACTGGGTGCGGATAGCGCACACGCTGTTGGTCAATGCCCAAGTGCGCGATGAGGCGCGGAATGTTCACGCCTTCGCTGTGTCCGTTCGGCTCGGTGTGAATCATCCAGTGAACATCGGGTCGGTCCTTCATGAACTTGCTCATGGCGTCAGCCATCTCGCCGAACGCCTTGCGAACTGGAATACGTCCACGGTTGGCTGCGTTCGTCACGACAAGGAAGGCATCCTCTGGGATTCCCATCGGCTGCCGCGCGCCCTTGCCTCGGTCGCTGAAGAGCGTCGTGTCAATGCCGTGCGGAATGTAGGTGAGGTTCTCGCGTGAGACGCCAGCATTGAGCAGTCGCTGCTCACCGAAGCGGCTCATGGCAATGCCGTGATGACCACCGTCAAGGAGGAACTTGGCAACCATCGGTGGCGCTGGGTCGTGGTCAACCGGCGTCCAGCATGCAAGGTTCAGTTCATTGAATCCCTGTACGCCGACAAGCGGCCAGAGGTCAAAGAGGACAACGCCGAAGCCTGGCTTGTCCTCAATCCATGCCTTCATGTTGTCTGGAGCAGCGTCAATCGAGTAGCGCATCAACCCTTCAGGGAAGATGGGATGACCATGCGCGCAGTTCATCATGACGCTGGCGCCGTGGTTCGCGCTGACAGCGACCTCGTGACCGTCCTTCGCCATCTGGTGAACAACTTGTGCTGTCTGCATGCCATAGCCCGAAGGGATGTGGCAGGCGTTGGAGTACCAAGCGATGCGGCTCATGTCCTCTCCTCTGCTCCTACTTGTGCGCGGTCAAGCGACCGTGGCACGGTCTGCATACTACCCGAAGCCTGTGTTCTGGCGCCAGTAGCGGACCGCCCTTGCTGAGCGGGTCAAGGTGGTCAACGGTCAGGTCGGTGGTCTTGCCGCAGACTTCGCACCACGGATGCTTCCTTCGCATCTGGCTGCTCAACTTCTTCCAGGCTGGGTCCAAGTATGGGTTCGGTCGGTTCTCCTTCCACCGGCTCTGCGCCGCAGCTCGATGGGTCTGGCATCGGTTGCCCACCATCGTGAGCGTCCCGCAGTCAAGGCACGGACGCTGGAAGGTCATGCCTTCTGGAACTCTGGCAGCGGCAAGTACGGCGCGATGACAGTGGCAAGGTGTTCCGTCATGCGCTCGGTGGCGTCGGTGTATTGCGGCTCGTAGACGGCCCACGCAACCTTGCCGAGTGCCTCTTCCAGATTCTCCACCACGCGGTCGGTGCGGCACGTCACGAGGTGCAGCAACTCGTGCGTCAGGATGAGGCGTTGCTTCTCTGGCTCTTGCCTCCAGAAGTCATGCGCCACGCGAAGGTCAGCGGTCAGGTTCTGGCTGTGTGGGTCAATGTCTGCCCAGGCGTCAACATCGGATGCATCCTTAACGACGGTCACCCTCCAGTCAGCAATGCCGAGGTTGGCTTGCGCCTCAGTCAGCCACTCCTCCAATTGCGTCCATCGGTCTGGCTTCTTCATCCGTCCTCCGTCCTCGCCGATGAGTAAGCCTGCCGGCGGGAGGACTCCACCGGCAGGCGGGTGCCGCTCACAGGCGGCGCGCTGAGGAGTCTAGCGGGTCAAGGCTTCTGCCAGACCGTGACGTAGCCGCGCACGAGCGGCTCCACGCCCATCCGTGCAAGCCAGTCCCGCACGAAGCGGTGCTTGCCATGCTGCTCGCTTACACAGTCGTCCACGGCAATCAGGCAGCCAGATGGCAGCCGAGGGTAGACGCTTGCCAGCTCAGCCAGATGGTGGGTCGGAGAGTCAATGGTCTCCGTGAGGTCAAAGGAGTCGAGATACAGGAAGTCGAGTTCTTCTGGCTTGACCAGCACCCTCAACCCAACGATGGAATCCACGCAGGCCACCTTGATGTTGAAGACCTGACCCGCCGCAGCTTCACAGCTCTCTTGACTAATGTCCATACTCAAGCCAGTGCCGCCAACTTGCGTCAGGAGCCAGTCCCAGACCAGCGTGCTTTGTCCGTCGCCACCCCAGTTGCCTGGCTGCCGAGCGCAGCCTGTCTCGGCGATGTTCACCGGTCGGCCGCGCGCAATCAGGTTGGCGACGATAGTGCGGAACGGATGCCAGCGCAGCGTACGTCCGAGCAGCGGCTCAAACTTATGGTCAAAGTCGGCGAGTGTAATCATTGGACTTTGTACGAGAAGGTGCTGCACGACACGCGGAAGACCATGCCATTGACCTCTTTCGTCCTGTCATCAACGGCGCCAACCAGTCCGCACAGTTGGCAGATGGCGAGCCAGTCCTGCTCTACGGCGAGCGAGTCGAAGTTGTGAGGGAACTTCTTGCGCGCCTCCTCTTCGTCAAGGTCCTCCTCGACCATGACGCACTGTCCGACCGTGACGCTGTTCTGCTCCCAGCGCAGCGCGTGACCAAGCGTGTCTTGCGAGAGGATGGTGGCATTGTGCATTGCAGCGCCGCGCCACTCATTGCGGTTGAACTGCACATGCTCTTTGGTGTGACCTGGAACCTTGCCGTTCTTCAGCGGCTTGTGTTCTTTCTTGCGATGTGGTCGCTGCATCTCAATGAGACGCCAGCCATCGTCAGCGACTGCGCCGAAGAGCGCGATGAACCGTTGCTCGACATCTTCTGGCACGCGACGCTCCTCGGCGACGTAGGCGTAGCAACTGCGGCGACTAATCTCTAGCGCGTCAGCAAGCGCCTCAACGCGGCCGCGTGGTGTCTTCTCTGGGAAGGCGTTCTTGGCAACGGTCTTGAGCCAAGCGCCGGAGATTGAGCGAACCGTTGTCATCGTCCCTCCTGCTAGGGACGGATGTCGTCCCAGTCCGTGATTATGACTTGAACGACGCCAAGATGCAAGGCGCGCAGCTTGCTGAACGCCTGTGGGCTGAGGTCCATGTTCCGACTACGGCGTGTCCACTTGTGCTTGAGGTCATGGGCGCAGCGGCCGCACCAGTCGGTGACGGTGACGACGACACAGGTTGTGAGGTCGTCAGCGCGGCAGACCTTGATGCGATACGGCGTGTCTCCCCAATGGAAGGTTCCAACGGCTGCGTAGAGCTTATTGCCACCGCGCGTATACCAGGCGTGATTCTTCGTTGCGTCGTACCAAGAGGCAACGCCACCGACCGGCACCCCCTGCGCCGTCTTGACTTGGCAGCCTGGCGTGAACGCCATCACCACTGCCAAGAGGAGCGAAGTCACTCACTCGTCTCCGCTAACCACCAGACAATGGCGAAGACGATGAGCAGACCGACGACCGCAATCACTCGTCTGGCTCCGTTTCGCCGAAGAAGTCTACGAACTCCTCAAAGTCAAAGACGATGAGTCCACGGCGCTTGGTTCCAGCGCCTGGCGAGTCGCCAAGCACGACAGCGCGCAGCTTCTCGTAGCGGAACGGCACCTTGCGGAGCCAGCCGTCAATGCGCTCAGGATAGGAGCCACCGACCTTGCACTGGATGTCGTAGATGCCAGTCGCCACGTCAGTCGGTCCACCAGCCCAGCCAATGCGCTTGCCGTTCAACTTGGCGGCAACCTCTCGCTCGAATGAGTTGCCTCGGTTGCGCGCGTTCTTTCCGCGTCGGCTCTTCGCTGGGTCAACGTTGTGCTGCTGAATGTCGAGGTCCTTGAACTTGCCCATCAGACGAGCCTCGCCAAGAGTGCGGAGCCACCGTCGCTCAGGGTGAAGCGGCTCTCTTGCACTTGCATCAGCCCATGCTTGATAAGGTCAAGGTTGGTCTTGCGGTTGCCAATGCCTTCGTACAAGAAGAACCAGCCGTCTGGCGCAATGGCGTCGGCGTAGCGTTGGCTCAGGTTACACCAGACGCGGCCAGTGACTCCTGGCTCCTCGCACCATGCGTCTGCGCCCTCCTGAACAGCGACCACCTTGTCGTCAAGGAACGGCGCTGGTCGCTCGATGCGCGTCACTTGACGCAGCCTCGGTGATACCACGCGAAGCGAGTCTGACGCTTCGTGCCGTTGAAGGTGATGACCTTCACGCGCCACGACTCCTTGAGCGTATTCAAGGCGCTGCTGCACGAGCCGCACAGAGTCGGCTTGAAGACCGGCTCCTTGCGCGGACCACCACGCTGCGTCTTTACTGCTGCCACATTGCACTCCTTGCAATCCAGACTATCGTCGCAATTGCCACGATGAGGTAGATGGTAGCGGCTCCAGCGCCTCCTGCCTTACTTGTCTTCGGAAGGCTGGCGGCAATCAGGAACGCAAGGATGAGCTGCGCGAACGCGATGAACGCGCCGACGGTCTGCCACGCAGTCATCGGTCAAACCGATTGAGGATGCGGACAAGATTCTCGGTGGCTTTCTCAATTGCCTCGTGAACGGTATCGCCGATGAACGACATCTCTCCATCCTCGTCGTCAAGGATGACGTGCCACTTCTCGCCAACCTTGATGGCCTCGGCGAATCGGTAGCCGGCTTGTGCTGCCAGAATCTCAAGCTCCTTGAACATCAGCCCTCCTCCATCGTGTCGGTGATGACGCGGTAGGCGTCCTCAGGCGACAGGTTGCTGGTATCGAGCGTAAGGTCTGCGTAGGCATCTGTCCAGCCCTTTTCGGTGATGTCTTTCGTGCCTATCAACTTGCCACCCCTACGAGCTGCCCTGACTTCAGCAGATGCTGTCAGCCGCACCACGAAGATTGCTGGGTCAACCATCTTCAGGTACTCAACCTCGGCGTCCAGCCGCACGTCGTCAATCACCACGCCGTAGCCCATCCGTTGCAGCTCGAAGTAGTCCTGTCGCCAGATGCGGAGCCAGAACTTCTTGTCCACCTTGCGGAGTGCTGCACCAATGTCCTGGAGCAACTCACGCCCAGTGACCATCTCTGGACCACTGGCACGGTCAACTGGGAACTGCTCTTCCTTGCCGAGCGAACGGTAGGCAAGGTTCGCCACATGCTTGATGGCGTCGGCGATGCCGTGCCGCTGATAGCCACGATGCTCCTCAAAGAGCGCGGCGATGGTTGACTTGCCGCTTCCCTGCGGCCCCAAGAATGCAACCGACCTCATGCTGCCTCCACTGCCGCGTACCACGCAGCGATTCGTTGCTTGAACTGTTCAAGGTTGCAGTCCACGGTCTCCCAGACGCCGTTGTGAATCGTCGTGAGCTGCGTGACCACGAGGTGCGTCCCTTCGTTCCATCCTGTGGCAACAAACACCTTGAAGCCAGGCTTTCGGCTAAGTTTTTGCAGGAGAATCTCCTGCCCAACTGACATTTTCTCATCCGGCTTCTTGAACTCGCCGAACAGAAACTGCCCTCGCCTCTCCAAGATGAAGTCCACGTTGCTTGGCAAGAGTTTCGGGTTGCTCGGTATCACTCCATCCAGGTCGCTGAAGTCAATGTGCGGTGCTGCTCCGTTCCTCATCATCCCTTGCTCCCTCCCAGAATCTCGTGAAGTGGAATCATCCTGCTTGCTTTAGTAAGAGTCTTCTCTTCTCTCTCTCTACTCTCTCTCTTCTCTGTAGCGTGACTATTCCGTGACACAAGCCCTTTTCCCGCACGAGCGCGCTGTTGCCGAATCGTCGAGGTTGGGTCCACTTGCCATCGAGACCAGTTCGAGATGGTGACGAGACCCTCTCCAGACTCCGTCAGGAGGCCTTCGGCGATGAGCCGTGGGAGGGTCCTGGCAAGGCGTGCGCCGACCACCGCAGCGACGTGTCGCCGGTCGCGGAACTCGCCACCGTTCCGAAGCTGCTTGGCTTCAGACAAAATGGTGATGAAGGCGCGGAACTCAATGTCCGACAGGCTTGCGATGACCGCATCCTTGTGTGCGTTCGCTGACCACTTAATCCAGAGTGTCATGTCAGTCCTCCTTCTTGAATGCCTTATTCATCTTTGCAAGACAGATTGCGACTGCATCTGCAAGATTGTCAGCCGCACCGAAGATGCGCCAATCTGAACGGTATTTATTGCGCGGGAACACTTCCACGTTCCATTGACTCGTCAGCTTGATGCAAAGAGTCGCCTCTTCGCCGTATTGCGATTCATACGTCTCGCGCAGACGCCAGAGAGTTCGCGCCAGGACCCCAATCTGTAGGTCTAGTTCGTCGGCAATGAGTTGCATGTTGTCCTCCTTCTTGGCGCTGGGAGCGACGTAACCCGCCGCCGCTCCCAGCATGATTAGAACGGCAGCTCGCTGAGGTCTTCAGGAACCATCCGTGGCTTTGGCTCTTCGGTCGGATGCGAGGCGAGGAACTCTCGGCTCGGCTTGTCCTTGCACCAGCCGCCGTCAGGCGTCTTGTGACTGGCCGCGTAGAACGGACCGTACGGCTTGCCGCTGACCTTGCTGACACCACCTGGCTTTAGCGCCCACGGCGTGCCGTGCGAGCAGGTGTCGCCACCGGCAGACTCGGCGAACACCATTGCAGCCTTGAGCGCCAGCGTCTGGTCGTCCGTCAGACCGCTCGTAGAATCAACGGAGAGTACTCCCCGAGGCTCCAGGACGGGCGTTCTCCCCCTGGGTGGCACTTGGATACCCTTTTCTGGGCTGTAGAGGCTCCTGCCCACTCCAAGCTGTGCGGCGCACCTGCGGAGCGCGTCGCTGGCCGCAGACTTCAGCGGCTCGTCATCCTGAGCAGAGTTCGGATAGCCGAAGTCCTGTCGCAGCGTCGTCTTGCCGTCAATGACTGCGACCAGCGAACCGTGAACCACGGCGCGCGCTGGGTCGGCCACCTTGACCTCGAACTGCCAGTTCTCAATGCCGAGGACATCATCTAGCCGCTGCGCGACGGCTCGCGCATCCGCGTAGGTGAACGTCATGCCGGCTCGCCCTGGACGATGCTTTAGGTCCTTCTCCTCGAATGGCGCCAAGAGCGCCTGCGCAATCTCCTTGCTCATAGTCCCTCCTCGTTCTTGAATCGGAAGACTCGCGCGCCGGGAACTTCCCGCGTCGCGGCTTCAATAATCTTCGGGTCAACCTTTGCTGCGACCTCCTTCCAGTCGGTCTTGACCGACGCTTTGTTCTGCTTCCACGTTGCCTGCCATCCGTTCCCGACGATGCCAGCCTTCTCGCCGATGGCTTCCTTCAGCGAGATGGCGAGGTTCTGAAGTTCCTCATCCAGCAGCTTCGCCTCGTACTGCTTTTCGGCATAGAGCGCCGCCACGCGGTCAATGCCATCGGTTGCCTGCGCGTACTCTTCGCTCGCCTGCGGCACGACGGCCGCGAGCGCGTCTGAGTCCTGACCCTGCAAGGTTGGCGGCGTCTCCGTTGCGAGTGCGTTCCTAAACTCCACTGCCTTGCGGTACAACTCGGTCTGGAAGTCCAGGCTCGCCTCCACTCGCTCAATGCGGAAGACCAGACCACCAAGTAGGACTGCGACGTCCACCCACGGTGCGCCGGTGACAAACATCTGCCACTGCACTTGCGCGGCAACTTCTGGTGGCGCCGAGAACGTCCAGCGCGGTGAGGTGCTGGTCTTGATTTCCACCAAACCCTCCTCGCCGACGATGGTGCGGTCGAGCGATGCCATGACCCACGGAAGTTCCTTGAGCCGGACGATGCCGTTGCTGCGTCGCAGCTCGCGGCCAGTCTCCATCTCATAGAACTCTGCGACCGTGTTCTCTAACAGGATGCCGCGAACGGCTGCCGGTCCGACTGGCTCTGGCTCGTACTTGCCCAACTTCTCAGCCCAGAGTTGGTATGGGGTTTTGTATGGGTTGTATCCCGCGATGACCGACACGTCGGTCGCCGTGATGCCGTCAGCCCGAAGTGCGAACCACTCAGGACTGCGCTGCTCTGCCTTCACGAACTCGTACTGCTTGCTCATGCGTTTGCCTCCTTCCACTTTGCGACCGCCGACACGCGGTATGCCTTCAAGTCAGCCTGCGCCTGCTTCAAGAGCAGCCGCGCCTCTTCCAGCCTGAAGCCGCCCTCAAGTCTGTAGATTTCTACGAGCTTCTTGTAATGCTCGACCTTGCAGTCCTCGCAGAGTCGCTGATACAGCACTGGCTTGACTTCGCTCTCGCGCTTTGCGAGACAGACGGAACATTTCCACTTGACCATCACTTGCCCTCCTTCTTTGCTCTGTCCTTCTTGGCAAATCCTTCGCCCTTGTAAACCACCGCCGCCGGTGAATAGACCATCCGCATCCAACGGCCGCACTTCTCGCAGCGCGGGTTGTAGATGTTCTGAATTGAGTGCGTATGCTCCTCACGATGACCGCAGTTGCCGCAGCGGTACTCGTAGGTTGGCATTAGCCCAGAATCCCAAACAGGAAGACGATGAAGCCCAGCGCCAAGAACAGGGTGCCGATGTCGAGCAGCAGTGCTGCGCGTCGTGCCTCCTGCGTCAAGATGCTGGTCTTGATTGCGACTCGCCTGTAGACAACTGGCTGGTGCTTTCGGTTGAGCTTCACTTGGTCACCTCCAATGCAATTAGCACGCCGAGTGCTGCGTAAAACGCCAAGATTCCGACCGCTGCGAACTTGCTATTCCAGATTGCGTTCATCGTGCTGCCTCCTTCAACTGCTCAAGGGTGACTTCGCCGGTTGCAATGCGAGCAATCTCGCTCCATGCAATCGGCGCATGTTCAGCGACCGCCTTGTCGCTGCGCTTTGGACGAACGCCAAGCTCAAAGATGAGCGAGGGAAGTTCGGTCGAGGCAGGGTCGCCGACGACGAAGACGGCATGACCATTGCGCTCGCTGCGGCTGACCCAGCCGAAGTTCTTATTCACTTTGTCCTCCTCATCAGGTCCAGCCGTCTGGCTGGCTTGTCCCTGATGTCACGCAGTCTAACCGTGACAGAATCGGGCTGTCAAGAGGGTAGCCTCCCAGACTGGAGGAGGTCAGTCTGGGAGGTCGCTGGCAGGGCCAGCGTAGTCATCGTCCTCGTCCTCCAGAAGCTCCAGCACCACCTCAATGCAGGCTCGGCAGATAGCATAGGACAGGACCGCTGAATAGTCGGGTGTCAGGCTGACCTCCTGCTCCACAAACTTCCAGACCCTGGTCTGCTCCCCGCATGGAGAACAGGTGCCGTAGCGGTCAGGAGTCGGAGCAGGAGGACCAGCCAGGAATGGCACTATCGGAGCCTGACGAGGTACTCCGCTGAGACTTCACCGTCTCCGTCAAAGAACATGAGCCACTGCCCTGGTTCGCCGGACGCGCCGACAACCTCCTGAGCGAAGCGGTTGCTGCTCTCAAGGCTTGGGCTGCACCACGTCGTAATCTTGCCATCGGCAAGGACGAGGCGCGCTGGCTGATGCCAATGCCCAAACCACATGTAGTCGAATGGCGCAACGCTCAAGCGCCAGCCACTCGCCTTCTTTGCCACGCCGTACCACGGCATGCCAAGCCCACCTCGGAACTGGTCGCCGTGGACAATCATGCCAATCTTGCCGCCTGGCAGTTCCAGCGTGTCGTACCAATGCCGACCACCGAGGGTCATGCTCTCCTTCCATGTCACGCGCTTCTCGCTTGCCACGAGCTGGCGCGCAATGTTGTAGAGAATCGCGTCGCTGTTGCTCTCTGGGCTGTGGTCGGAGAACCGACCGAGCCGTCCGTGATTGCCGATGGCGCCGTAGACCTCCACCTCTGGGAACAGCGCGGCCATCGCTCGCACGAACTGCGCGAGCATCTCCGCTCCCTTGAAGATTTGGACGTAGAGACCGCCAGCCTCAACCTCGTAGGCTTGTCCTGGGAAGATGTTGCCGTCTGACTCCACGAGGTCGCCTGTCAAGAGAATCTTCAGCGTGTCCACAGGGTGGTCCAGCCGTTGAATCTCTACGACCCGCTTGACCTTCTGCGCCAGCAACTCGATGCGCTTCTGCGCTACGTCAATGTCGTAGTCCGCGCTCTTCTTGCCCAACTGCCAGTCGCTGAGTTGCACGATGGCAACCTCACGCTTTCCCTTGCGCTTGTCCGGCTTCGGTGCTGGCACGGCTGGAATCTTCATCCCAACCGCCGCGTCCTTCGCCGCACGATAGACCGCCTCGACCAGTTCCTGCGTCTGTCGGTCCTTCTTGGCGAGTGTCCGCAGCGCGCGATTATGCGCCGCCTTCAACTCGGTCAGTTCATCCTCGCGCTGGAACTCGACTAACTCCTCGTCACGCATTTGCAGTCTCCTCTCCTGTGCCGTCCAATGTTGTAGTGCGTCCAGGTCTGACCCCGCAACTCGCACCACTTCTGGATGGCCTTCGCCGTAATCTCGGCAGCGGCAAGCGCCTTATCAAGCGCGACCCGCTCTGCGTCGCTGACGTTCAGCAACTGGTAGCCGCAGCGTGGTCCTTTGACGACGTGCTGCAACTCCCTGAACTCGTCAAGAGCGTCCATTGTTCCTCCCCCTAAGTGGCGCAGCTACACGCCATGCGACCGAGAGTGAATCCTCCTCAGGCTCCTGTCAAGCCCCTAACTTTGCGCGGTAGACGGCGGCTTCCACCGCGTTGCCGATTGCCTCTTCGTCCAGCTTGATGCCACGCTTGGCACACTCGCTGCGAACGAGGGCAAGAGCGGCTGACTTCTTCTCTTCGCCAGCCTTAGATGCGAGCGTCTGGTTGATGCTCGCCACGGTCGCGGCGGCAATCTTCTCCAGCATGGCGTACTGCTCGCGGCTAACGTTCGCCTGAATCAACTTGATGACTTCGTTGGCGAGGTAGCCGAGTGCGCCGATGACCACCGGCACAAGTCCGACGATGAGCGCGTTCAGAAGGTCGTTGACGATTGGGTCCATGTCTCTCCTACTTTCGGTGAATCAGAATCATTGCAGGCGGAGTCGGGAACCCAGCCTCGCCCTTCGAGTCTCGGAGGGTCTTCACTTCCGCAGGACTGGCTGCCCTTCCAGGCTTCCCTTC